TATGAACTTGCTGACCTCGTGCGTAAGACTAAGGAATATGAAGATGACTGAGTTTGATGTTAAGGCTGTTGATTTAAGCGGGCTGCTAAACGCCAATGCTGAAGAAAAAGCCAAACAAGTGCCTGATCCAGCGACGTATCACATCTTGTGTATGTTGCCCAAGGCAGAAGAAGAGTTTAGTGAAACCGGCATTTTGAAGTCGGCTACTGCGATGTACCACGAGGAGCTACTCTCCCCCGTGTTGTTCGTTGCAAAGATCGGCCCTGATGCATTCAAAGACGCGACCAGATTCCCATCTGGCCCAAGCTGCAAAGTTGGTGACTTTGTGTTAGTACGTCCTAACACCGGAACCCGCATGAAGATTCATGGTACAGAGTGGAGACTCATCAATGATGACTCTATTCAGGCTGTTGTGCAAGACCCTCGTGGTATCCAGCGCCCAAGCTAAGGAGTAAATCATGGCAAAAGACGAAGAATTTAAATTCCCTGACGAAGCCGAAAGCAAAAATGCTAAAGCTGAAGAAAAGGTTGACTTTGAAGTTGAAGGCGAAGGTACGCCTGAGATTGAAGTTGTAGATGACACCCCCGAAGAAGACCGTGGCCGCAAGCCTATGGTTGAGCCTCCCAAAGAGGTGACAGACGAGGAGTTGGCCAAATACGACGAGAGCGTACAGAAGCGTATCAAGCACTTTACTAAGGGCTATCATGAAGAGCGTCGCGCAAAAGAGACAGCTGAACGTGAAAAAGAAGAGGCTCTTCGCTTGGCGCAAGCCGTGCTGGAAGAGAACAAAAAGCTCAAGGGTTCTGTTAACCAGAATCAAGCCGCCCTCTTGGAACAGGCTAAGCGTGTGGTCTCTAACGAGGTCGAAACTGCTAAGCGCATGTACAAGGAAGCTTACGAGTCTGGGGATTCTGACAAGTTGTTGGAAGCGCAAGAAGCGCTTACTACTGCCAAGATCCGCGCAGATAAAGTAAATAATTTTAAGCCAGCCCCTTTACAGGAAGAAGAAACTCCTGTACAAATCGCTCAACAGCCCACCAGAGCTGCGCCAGTTGACGAAAAACTACTTGCATGGCAAGACCAAAATCAGTGGTTTGGAAGCAACAAACGAATGACAGCCTATGCTTTGGGCTTGCATGAAGATTTGGTGGCTGAAGGAATACCAAGTGGCAGTGAAGAATACTATCGGCGTATCGACACTGACATTAGGGAAAGATTCTCGGATCAGTTTGGAGCCGAAGAGTCCGTTGATGCGAAACCTCAACGCACTAAATCCAACATAGTTGCACCTGCAACCCGTAGCACAGCGCCTAAAAAGATCGTGCTTACGCAGACACAGGTGAATCTCGCCAAGCGGTTGGGGGTTCCGTTGGAACTGTACGCCCGTAAGGTTGCTGAAGAAATGAGGAAATGAAAATGGAAAAATCTAACCGTATGACCCGTGAACTTGATACACGCGAAAAGGCGGAGCGCCCAAAACAATGGATGCCTCCCCAACTTCTGCCTGATCCCACACCGGAAGCAGGCTATGCGTATCGCTGGATCAGGATTGCTTCGTTAGGTAAAGACGACGCCACTAACATTTCTGGAAAACTACGCGAAGGCTGGGAACCCGTTAAGGCTTCCGATCATCCTGAGATTCGCTTGTTTGGTTCTGCCAATGGCAAGTTCCCTGACAGCATCGAAGTTGGTGGTCTGTTGCTTTGCAAAACACCTGTGGAGTTTACTGAACAGCGTAATGATTACTACCGTAAACAATCGGAAGCTCAGATGCAGTCAGTAGATAACACCTACATGCGCGAAAATGATCCGCGGATGCCTATGTTCAAAGAACGTAAGTCTACGGTCACTTTCGGAAAAGGTCAGTAATCTTTTTTTGGAGACTTAAATGTCAACTACCAATGCTCCTTATGGGCTTCGTCCCATCAACCGTAACGACGGCATGCCTTACGCCGGCGCTACAAGTCAGTTTTTGATTGACCCAGCAGGTACTGGTACTAACTTGTTTTATGGCCAAGTTGTTATCATTGACGCTAACGGTTATATCGCTTTGTCTACCGCCACTGGCGCAGATTTGACTACCAATAACCTTGGTGGTTCTAGTCTTGGTGCTTGGGGTGTGTTCGTTGGATGTTCTTACATCAACGCACAAGGTCAACAGATTTACGCTCAGTACTATCCCTCCGGCACAACCGGCGTGGTAACTGCTTACGTTATCACTGACCCTAACGTGACTTTCGCCGCTCAGCTTGACGGTCAAGTTACTCAAGCCGCTCTTGGCGCAAACACTTTCTTTGCTGCTGCACAGTCTACTTCTACAGGTAACACCCGTACAGGTAACTCTACCAGCGCCTTGGAAAGCACAGTTGTTACTACAGCTGCCGCGTTCAAGATCATTGGTTTTGCTTCTCCGTTGACCGATACCTACACTGAAGTGTTGGTTAAGTTCAACCCCGGCGCTTCTGCCTTCACTAACGCCGTTGGCATCTAAGGAGTAACTTACCATGGCTATTTCACGCGCACAACTGCTCAAAGAATTGCTCCCCGGCTTGAACGCATTGTTCGGTCTTGAGTACGCTAAATACGGCGAAGAGCACAAAGAAATCTACGAAACAGAATCATCTGAGCGTAGCTTCGAAGAAGAAACAAAGCTGTCTGGCTTTGCTGCTGCACCTGTTAAGAACGAGGGCTCTGCCATCGCTTATGACAACGCGCAAGAAGCATGGACTGCACGTTACACCCACGAAACCATTGCGATGGGCTTCTCCATCACAGAGGAAGCTGTGGAAGATAACTTGTACGACAGCCTGTCTTCACGTTATACCAAGGCTCTGGCCCGTGGTATGGCTTACACAAAGCAAGTTAAGGCCGCTTACGTCCTGAACAACGCTTTCTCTGGTGGCCCTACATATGGCGACGGTCAAGTGTTGTGCTCTACAGCACACCCCTTGGTTTCTGGTGGTACTAACAGCAACACACCTTCTACTCCTGCCGACTTGAACGAAACATCGTTGGAAAACGCTGTTATTCAGATCGCTGCTTGGACAGACGAGCGTAGCTTGCTGATCGCCGCTAAGCCTAAGAAGTTGGTTGTTCCTCCTTCATTGATGTTCGTTGCTACCCGCTTGCTCGAGACCGAGTTGCGCGTTGGTACTAACGACAATGACATCAACGCATTGAAGAACAACGGTTCTATCCCTGAAGGCTACACCGTTAACCACTTCTTGACAGACACCAATGCTTGGTTCCTGTTGACTGACGTGCCTAACGGTTTGAAGCACTTCGTCCGTACTCCTATGAGCACTGGAATGGACGGGGATTTTGATACCGGGAACGTGAGATACAAAGCGCGCGAAAGATATTCGTTCGGCGTTTCTGATCCACTCGGTATTTTTGGCTCTCCCGGAGCCTAATCCATCTGGATTTGATAAGGGGCTTCGGCCCCTTTTCTTTTGTGGTACAATTACCGGTATCGTAACAAAAAGACCTTAAAATGGATACCACAAACCTACCTACAACCCGCGAAGAAGCTAAGAAAACCGGCAGTAAATACTATTTCACTGGACAACCCTGCAAACACGGGCACATTGCGGCACGCAAAACCAAAGGGGCCTGCGTCGAGTGTTTAAAAGTCGAGTGGGCAAAAGGCAATGTTGAGCGCGCAGAATATTTCAAACAGTACAACCAATCCGATGCCGGGCAAAAAGCCAAACGTGATTACTATGGGCGTAATAAAGAAACCGTTATTGCTCGCGCACAAGGCCGCCCAGATACTGCCAAAAACCAATACAAGCAAAAATACAAGGAAGCCAATCCGGAGTTGTACCGAGAGCTTGTTAGCTTACGCCGTCGTCGCTTTCGTCAAGCCACACCTAAGTGGTTAAGCGCCGAACAAAAAATGGAGATACGTTTGAAGTACCGACTTGCAATTGAGCTTAGTCGAGCGACCGGCATTCGTCATGCGGTGGATCACGAAATTCCATTACAAGGTGAAGATGTGTGCGGCCTGCACGTGCCATGGAACCTACGCGTCATCACGCAAGAAGAAAATTTAAAGAAGTCAAACAAACTTGTTGCGTCCCAAGAATCGTCATGATATATTGCAAATACCCCGGGGTTCCCGGTGCATCAAACTGACCCGGCAGACGACATACCGATTGATGCGCTAATCTTGTATGTAAGGACAATTTATCATGGCAATTTCTACCACCCAAAGTATTTGGCGTTCTGGCGGCGGCGATCAAACTCGCACAGCTTATTGTGGCTCCGGCTTGATGGCTGCGCAGTTCTACATTTCCGGCGCTTCTGCAACCGGTACATCCGCTAAAGTTTCTTCAGCCGCTAATGCCCCCGCAGTTGTTTTGCCTGCTGGCGCTGTTGTTGTTGAGATTCAAGCAATCTGCGCTGCAACTGGCGGTACAACTCCTACATTCGACATGGGCTTCACTTTGTACGGTACTTCTACCGCTACAAATCAAGGCTTGGTCGCTGCTGCAGTTGCTACAACTGGCAAGCTGTCTATTACTTTGGCCACAGCTACTGCTGGCGCTAACATGGGCACCACAATGTCTACAACCAAGTTGGTGACAATCACCGGCGGCGGTACTTCTGGTGACGCTCCTACAGGTGGTTCTATCACTGGCACAATTTTGTACTTCGTTGTGGATCCACAGCTCGGTCAACAAAACGATTAATTGATCTAGGGGGCTTCGGCCCCCGTTTTAAAGGAGATTAATTATGACGATGCAATATGACGTTAAATCGGGCCACCTTAACAACTCAGGTTTTGTTGTTTTGGGTCGCAATAGGCTCAAAGGTATATCTATGGTTGGCACAGCTACGGCTGGAACACTAGACATCTTTGACACAACCACAGCACCTGTTTCAGCTACATACGAGCGGGCGGGTACTCTTATCACTGTTACCAGAAACGCACACGGATTGGTTACTGGCAATGTAGTCGGGCTTACGTTTGCAACAGCAAGCGGATCATCTGGCACAAACGGTAACTACACAGTTACACGCACTGGCGCAAACACTTTCACAGTGACAGATATTAACTCTGGAACTATTGTCGCCGGAACAGCGGCGGCATACGCATCTTTGTGGCTTGCTACTTACGATTGCGGTGCAGGTGATACCTTTGGTAATTTTGCTTTGATTCCCGGTGAGGGGATTTTGGTAAGAAACGGTATCTACATGACCATGAGTAACTTACTTTCTGCGAACATTTATTATGGCTAAGAGTCCAGCATGGCAGAGGAAAGAAGGCAAGTCCGAGAAGGGCGGCTTGAACGCCAAGGGTCGGGCCTCCGCGAAAGCGCAAGGCATGAACTTGAAACCTCCCCAGCCGGAAGGCGGCTCCCGGCGAGACTCTTTCTGTGCGAGGATGGAAGGCATGAAGAAGAAGCTGACTTCCGCCAAGACCGCCAAAGACCCAGACTCACGCATAAATAAGAGCCTACGGGCGTGGAAGTGCTGACATGGAACTGATGATTTGGAATGTTGTGTTGTCCTTTGCATCAGGCTTGCTGATGTTCTGGGTAAAGGTGTCTCACGACGAAGTGAAACGCCTAAGCATTCTTTTGAGCAAAACTCGTGAAGAAAACGCTGAAAAGTTTGTGACCAAGAACGATATGCACGCAGACATTAACCGCGTGCTGACTCGCTTAGACCGGCTTGAAAGCAAAATTGACGACTTCATGAAGGAGCAACGCAGTGCCCTCGGTTAGTAAAAAACAACACAATTTCATGGAAGCGGTGGCTCACAATCCAGCGTTTGCCAAGAAAGCAGGCGTCCCACAGTCTGTGGGGAAAGATTTTTCAGCGGCTGATAAAGGCCGTAAATTTTCAAAAGGTGGCGATATGAAACACGAAGACGTGAAAATGGACAAGAAAATGATGCAGAAGGCCGTGAACAAACACGAAGGCCGCTTGCACAAAGGTCAGCCTATGACCAAGCTTGCTAAAGGCGGCATGGCTCCATCAAAGATGGGCGCTGTGAAGACTGGTAAGACGCCTGATGGCATTGCTGTTAAAGGCAAGACCAAAGGCACAATGGTCAAAATGAACTACGGTGGCAAATGCTAAGGAAACATCATGCCAATGACACCCGCAGCTGCAAAGCAATACAAACCACGTCGCACACCCGAGTCTTTAGATGAAGTTATTTATCCAGAGACCCGTGCCAAAATGCAAGAAGCTAAGACTGATGTAGAAGACGAAAAAGTTCGTTCTAAAATTAAGTCTATGGGTTACTCTAAAGGTGGCTACACCCGAGCTGCTGACGGCATCGCCCAGCGTGGTAAAACACGCGGAAAGATGTGCTAAATCATGATGGCCAGCCGTGGAATGGGGGCTATCCGCCCCTCTAAAATGCCAAGCGGTGTGCGTAAAGCTCGCCGTGACGATACTGACTTCACGCAATATGCTAAAGGCGGAGAAGTTTGGAGCAAGCCACGCCCATCATCTCTTGGTGAACCCAAGAAAATGTCTCCCGCTAGGAAAACCAAAGCCAAAGCGATGGCAAAATCTGCCGGTAGACCATATCCAAATCTCGTTGACAACATGAGAGCAGCTAAAAAATGACCACTACCGGCTCAACCCTATTCAACATGGACTTCACGGAGATTGCCGAGGAAGCATGGGAGCGAGCCGGTCGTGAGATGCGTTCTGGCTATGACTTGCGTACAGCACGTCGTTCAATGAACCTGATGACCATTGAGTGGCAGTCTAAGGGTATCAACATGTGGACCATGGAGCAGGGGATTATCAACCTGACTCCGGGATTAGCTACCTATGCGCTGCCATTAGACACAATTGATCTGTTAGAACATGTGATCCGCACAGGATCTAATACCTCTTCCACGCAGGCGGATTTAACCATTTCACGTATTAGTGTTTCTACGTATGCAACTATTCCAAACAAGCTTAGCCAAGCTCGCCCAATTCAAGTCTGGATTCAAAGACTTTCTGGCGAAACTAACCCAACGAGCTCGACACTTGTTGGGGCGATAACCTCTACAGATACAACAATCACACTTAGTACAGTAGTTGGGTTGGCCGGTTCGGGCTTTATTCGCATCGGCGCAGAAGATATTTACTACACTTACGTCACAGGCAATGTGCTTGGCGGCGTATTCCGTGGGCAGAACAATACAACGGCTGCCGCACACAGCAACGGTGATGCTATTTATGTCCCCCAGCTTCCAGCTGTGACTGTTTGGCCTACCCCTGATAACTCAACGCCCTATCAGTTCGTATACTGGAGACT